CTTCCGCGGTCTGTACTACGGCATGTACAAGGACGAGGAACACCGGAACGTCACCTCGGGTCGGGAGGAGAAGTTCATGAAGCCTCAGAAGCACAATACGCGCAAGTACAAGAACACCTCCTACGCAGCCGTGTCCGACAATGGGCTCCCGATCATCAATTCGGTCATCAATGAGAACGATGTCATCATCGGTAAGGTGGTGAACTTGCGGAACGATGCTGCGGGCTATGCATTCCGAGATGCGTCGACGACGCACAAGAACTCTGAAAAGTGCCGCATTGATGGCGTGTGGCAGGACAAGAACTCAGATGGCTACCCATTTATCAAGGTGCGCACGGTGTCGGAGCGTATTCCGCAGATTGGAGATAAGGTGTCCTCTCGCCACGGTCAGAAGGGTACGATTGGTATGATGATGGAGGAAGAGGATATGCCCTTCACGTCCACCGGCCTGCGTCCGGATATCATCATGAACCCCCACGCTGTCCCGTCCCGCATGACGATTGCCCAGCTGATGGAGAACATCTTCGGCAAGATCGGTGTGCGCAAGGGAACACTGGGCGATGGCACGCCGTATTCTCACCTCAAGGTGGAGGATCTGAAGAAGCACATGGTGGAGATGGGTATGCATCCCTACGGCAATGAGATCCTGTACAATGGTCAGACGGGCGAGATGATGCAGGCCGAGATCTTCATGGGTCCCACCTTCTACCAGCGCCTGAAGCACATGGTGATCGACAAGAAGCATTCTCGTGCTCGGGGTCCGATTGTCAGCCTGACTCGGCAGCCGTGCGAGGGGCGCAGCAGGGATGGTGGTCTGCGTGTGGGTGAGATGGAGCGCGATTGTATGCTGTCACACGGGATCTCGGTGTTTACCAAGGAGCGTCTGATGGATGTCTCCGACCCGTTCAAGACGGGTCTTTGCAAGAGCTGCGGAACGTTGGCGGTGGTCAATCCGGTCGAGGGAATCTACTCGTGCGGTGCGTGTGGCAACAAGACGGACTTTGTGATGAAGACCATTCCCTACGCAATGAAGTTGTGGATGCAGGAGTTGGAGGCCATGCACATCACGCCGAAGCTGATTCTTGAGTAGGGTCCTCCTGAGGAGCCATATCTGCTAGATTCTCAGAGGACGGCGACTTCGGCACCCCCACCCGCTTCCTCACGACACATCCATAGACCCCAAAGATGCCAACGAGCAAAAACCCAACAAGAAGTCCAATAGACACAGGCTCCATTTTTTATTCTTCGCGTTCATCCTGAAAGTTTGTCTCACCCTTAAAACAAAATGCCCTCTACCCTCGCCCCTGCCCCCGTTAGTGCTGGCGCAACGAGTGGTGGTCGCCGCCGCCGCAGTGGTCCCACCGCCAAGGCCCTCAAGCGCGTCCTCAAGTCGCACGGCCTCAAGAGCTCTGGCCGCAAGGCGACGCTTCGTGCCCGCGCCAAGAAGGCTCACCTCCTCTCCAAGGCGTAAAATCTTTGCTAGAAGCAATGCGTAGATACACTCGGAAAGGCCGTGGAGGCGACTTGCCCCCTGCAACCGATGCCAAGGACCTGGAGAATGCCAAGAAGGAGCTGAAGCCCGTCCCCGCTGGACAAGGTCCGCCTGTTCGGGATGTATTTGGGAAAGTGCAGGGTCGGCAGGGTGGTCGCACTCGCCGCCGCCGCCGTAGCCGCAGATCCAAGACATACTAAACAACTTAGAAACACCCCAACCTCCAACGAAACCACGTTGGACATTGGCGCGTCGCCCCAGCCGGCAAAAATAATATTGCGCTCTATCAAACAATCAATATGGGTGGTGGTCTTCTTCAGCTCGTCAGCTATGGTGCGCAGGATATCTACATCTCGGGCTCCCCCCAGATCACGTTCTGGAAGGTCCTGTACAAGCGTCATACCAACTTCGCGATGGAGTCCATTGAGGTGACGTTCAACGGCCAGGCCGACTTCAACAAGCGCGTAACGGCCGTCATCAATCGTAACGCGGACCTGATGTACCGCACGTACCTCCAGGTGGTTCTTCCGGCCGTGGACCTGCCGAACACCTCGCTCAACCGCTTCCGCTGGCTCAACTTCATCGGTCACCGCCTCGTCAAGACGGTGGAGCTGGAGATTGGCGGCCAGCGCATCGATCGCCAGTATGGCGACTGGATGCAGATCTGGACGCAGCTGTCGCAGGACAAGGGCACGATCGAGGCGCTGAACGACATGATCGGCAACACGCACGACCTCGTGCTGATGAAGGACCGTCGCGGCTATGCGCTGGATGCGTCGTGCGCCGGCTCGGAGCTGACGAACACGTGCGCCCCCCGCTCGGGTACGCCGGCGCGCACGCTGTACATCCCGCTCCAGTTCTGGTTCTGCCGCAACCCCGGCCTCGCCATCCCGCTGATCGCGCTCCAGTACCACGAGGTGCGTATCAACGTGGAGTTCGAGCAGTGGATCAACTGCACGTACTACGAGCTCGCGACCTCGGTGGCGCCGGCGGTCAGCATCCAGTCGCTCACGGCCGCGTCGCTGTACATCGACTACATCTACCTCGACACGGAGGAGCGTCGCCGCTTCGCCCAGCAGACGCACGAGTACCTGATTGAGCAGCTCCAGTTCACGGGTGCTGAGGCGATCACGTCGTCGTCCAACAAGATCCAGCTCAACTTCAACCACCCGGTCAAGGAGCTCGTGTGGGTCGTCCAGCGCGACTCGTTCGTGGACTGCACGCCTAACCAGCCCTTCATCAATGAGGTCAACGGCTGCCAGCCGTTCAACTACACGGATGACTTCAGCACGGAGGGCATCGTGATGGACGTTCTGGCCCGCGGCTCGCTGGCGACGGGCGGCTCGACGGCGCAGGTTCCCACGGCGACGGGCGATGGCCCCTCGGGACCCTACCTCCCGGGTATCGGCATCATGGGCAACGGCCCGTCGCTCAACGGCGCGTCGTGGCTCGACACCAACACGGCCAACGACCAGGGCGTGGTCTTCGAGGACACGACGAACTACCTGCTCGCCAAGGTCATCCTGGACTCCGGCGTCAAGTGCGAGGGCAAGAACCCGGTGGAGGTCGCCAAGCTGCAGCTCAACGGACAGGACCGCTTCACGGAGCGCGAGGGGCGCTACTTCTCCCGCGTGCAGCCCTACCAGCACCACAGCCGCACCCCGGCCCAGGGTATCAACGTGTACTCGTTTGCCCTGAAGCCGGAGGAGCACCAGCCGTCGGGCACGTGCAACTTCTCGCGCATCGACAAGGCCACCCTCCAGCTGACGGTGTCCGTGAACACGGTGCGCTCGGGCCGCACGGCTCAGGTGCGCGTCTACGCGGTGAACTACAACGTGCTCCGCGTGATGTCCGGCATGGGCGGTCTTGCGTACAGCAACTAGAGACCCCCAAGAACCACAAGAAATCAGCCAAGAAACCAAAAACAAAATGTAGGTCAAGTCTGGCCTAGATGTTGTTTACAGTGGGATCACACTAATCAGCTAAATGCCCACACTTTCATTGAGTCAAGCTGGTCAAGACGTCTTTCCTCGTCACCTTGTGCGTCGCCGCGGAACCTATCTTGATATCGGATCGTTCCGTCCTACGTATCACAACAACACGTATGCTCTTGAGATGGAGGGCTGGACGGGTCTCTCCATTGACTATCAGAATTTTGGCGAGGAGTTTGCCAAGAAGAGAAAGAACCCCTTTCTTTGCACGGATGCGACGAACGTGAAATGGCATACGGTTGTAGGAGAGCACCCTTTCATGCAGCACACGATTGACTACATCTCCTTTGATGTCGACGAGGCAACCATGCCAGCGGTGGCACACTTTCCTTGGGACAAGATTCGCTTTGCGACCATGACGATTGAGCATGATCAGTATCGGTTTGGCACTGCGACTCGGGACTATATTCGTGAAGTTCTGACAAATCACGGATACTCGCTCATTTGCGCAGACGTGGTCATGCCCGACAGCCCTACTGAAAAATACGGTGCCTTTGAGGATTGGTGGGCTGATTTGGATTTCGTGGACAAATCGTCAGCTGAGCAAATTCGCTGCGATGGACTGACGTATCTTGAGATTCTCAAAAAGATTGATCCCGCGCCGTATGCGTTTTATTGTCCGCCGCCGTCATACGAGTAACCAGCTCTTGAAAGGAGACAGTTGTTGTCCACCCAAGATGCGTCTTTGCCTTGGATGGATTTCCAACGAGCACGTCCACTTCAGCCGGACGATAAAAGTCAGGGTTGATCTGCACGACTGTACGCCCAGTCTCATCCACGCCAATTTCATCAACACCCGTTCCCTTCCACGTAATCGTATGTCCTGCTGCCTCAAATGCAAGTGTGGCAAACTCGCGAACAGAGTGCACTTCGCCGGTTGCCAAAACAAAGTCATCTGGAACGTCCTGCTGAAGCATCAGCCACATTCCATGTACATAGTCTTGTGCGTGTCCCCAATCACGCTTGGCATCCAAGTTTCCGAGTTGAAGCGTCATTCCTGACGAGTAGATACGAGGAATCGCCAATGTGATCTTGCGAGTGATAAAGTCTTCACCGCGGCGCTCCGACTCGTGATTGAACAAAATGCCGCTACACGCAAACAGTCCATAGCTCTCCCGATAGTTCTTCACGATCCAGTGTGCATACATTTTTGCCACTCCATATGGACTGCGGGGATAGAATGGAGTCGTCTCGGTCTGCGGTGTCTCCTGAACCTTACCGTAGAGTTCTGACGTAGATGCCTGATAGAATCGTGTCTTGCTCACCAAA